CCGGGTCAGCATGATCACTGTCACCGAAGAGGTCCGGCGCAGCATGAAAGCCCAAGCCATCGCCATGACAGACATGGACGAGTACGAGATTGACGAGCGTATCCCACCCATCGGGGAGGAGATCGGTCGCATCGAATCAGCCAACCGTCAGGTCGAATCTCTCGAAGAGGCTGCCTCGATCATTCCTTTGCTCTGGGAGTGGATCATGGGGTTCTCTGACGACCTGCCCGAAGAAATGGAGAAAGAGTGACTCCCACAGTCCAAGACCTCTGGTCTCACATAAGTAACAAGATTGCCAACAAGGTTGCCAATCCTTACGAGGATCTGTTGGCAACGATCATCCCAATCGATGAGGACGGCAAGTTCTGTGCTCACATCTCGGCACATGACAAGCCAGAGTACAACGGCGACAGCTACGACATGATCAGGGCTCTGTGTTTCACCACGGAACTACTGCCCACCAAGTCGTTCGGGTACATGTGCCCAGCCATTGCCCGTGACCCAGAGACCGGAGAGGTCGCCAAGACGATCATCTCATTTGCTCTTGTCATCGAACACGGCAACGTGGTGTTCGGGTACTGGGATCTCGACACCAACGAGGTCGAGTACATGGATAAGGAGGAAGACCAGGGTTACAAGGGTGAGTTGCCCATCGCCCTGTCTGCCCTGTCCCTCAAGTGGGAACTCGACAGGGGTGGTCTTGGCGAGGTGGGTGACGCAATGCGTGACGCCCTCAAGGCAGCCGAGAAGGCTCGGGAAGCAATCCACAAGGTCATCAAGATGGAGGAGACCAACTAGTGACTAGCACTTACAAAGAGAAACGCAAGCTCACTACGGCGTCTGATGCCTGGCACTTCATTCGCCAGCGTCAGCCGTTCAAGACCAGTGGCGCTTTGTGGGGTACCAAGGAAGCAGTAGGCTCGGGCCGTCTTGACGGAATCGAGCTGATCCAGTTCCGTAGGGCAATCGAGGAAGGTCACATCGATTTCATCGTCATGTCGTACCACACCCCAATCGCCTGGTATAACAAGACACTCAAGAAGTGGCACCTGGTGAACGAGAAGTTCTCAGTTACCACCAGCAAGCACCAAACCATCACAAGAAGGGCAGTCTCATGATCACAGAAGATGATGACGTAGTACTAGTGGTAGTGCCACTGTCATACGTCATGCTCCTTGAATCCATCGCCAACTTCGATCCCGATTGGGCGAGTAGCGAGGATTGGGAGCACATCGACGATGTACGAAGTATCCTCATCGAGGACACCGAGGTGCTAGCCACCGTAGGAATGCTCAACGAATCATGGGATCCTGACATGGACGACAACCAACCCAGGGATTTCACGATGCTCCCCAACCCGAGGCCCGAGATCTCTCGGTACTCGCTCAACCAGTTAGGAGAAGATCCTGATGACGAGTGAGCTAGCCACTAGCGAGGACGAGGTAGTCAATGAGGCTTTGCGCATCATCGACAACGCCCTGTCCTCATACGGCAAGAACAGCATTGTCCCAGGCGAGGCTTTCAAGGATTGCCTGCTAGACCTGCGCATCCTTATCGCCTCCAAGCCCAAGGAGGAACCCGTTGCTGAGTAAGGCAACAGTTGTTATCGGCTTGGCCGTGCTGTCAGCGTGCAGCACTGCCGAGTCGAATGACACGACAACTCTGGTGGCACTTGAGACGAGCACCGTCGCAACTGTGCCGCCGTCCAATACAACGTACTACTCGCCCGCAAAGATCGCCTTTGTTGACGATGTGTACTACTACTACGGGGCATCCGTGCCCCTTGGTGCCGATGACCTACTTGAGTTTGGTGACACCTGGTGCTATGCACTAGAGACGGGCATGGGTGTGTCAGATGTATCAGAGCGCATAAGAGAGGGCGCTATTGATAACAACGACGCGAACCTCCACTACGCGATCGTTAGGGCGGCAGTGTTCAACCTGTGCCCCGAGCAGCAATACAAGTGGATTGACGTTGCTAACAGCAGATAAGGAGAGGTAATGGACATGCGTTACGAGATAGCCCAGGCTATGCGCAAAATCCCCGACCACGCACCTGACATCAAGGACTTCTTCCCAGACGGGATCCGCTTTGACAATGGTGAGTGGGAAATTGACGATGTTGTCAAGCTGTACGAGTACAAGCACGAGCACTTCTGGCATAACATCGCCCAGTCTGCCATGCGTGATGAGTTGATTCCGTGTGCTACGTACATCAACCAAATCCGACGTGAGATCGGGCTTGATAAGGACGAGGATGAAGAGTTCTTTGAGCGCCTTATGTTCGCTGGCTCACTTGTCAGTGAAGACCGTAGGTACCGAGCACTATCGGACGACGAGCGTGAGGAGATCGACCTTATCCGTAAGGACCTCAACGAACAGTTTGCCGACCCCGAATCGGAGTTCAACAATGTCTTGGCTCAGGCAATGGATGCGGTGAACTCCAAGATGGATGACATCGAGTCTCTCAACAAATTACTGGAGGAATGACATGACAAGGAACATCTGCCTAGTGTCTAGCAAGGGTGGTCAAGGTATCACCACTACCACCTTGTTGCTGGCCCGGAGTTTCGAGGAGCAGGGCCTCACTGTTGCTGTCGTCGATAAGGATGACGGTGACCTGAGGGCTGCGATGGGCGTCCCATACACTGATGACGCCACTTACCGAGTAACCGATAAGGTTACGTGGCACCGTCACGGAACAGTTGTCGAGGCTGACGTTGCTATCTACGACAACTGTGTACCCCACACCAACAAGTACGAAACGTACGTGGTTGTGCGTAACTGCTACCTGTCCATCAGGCGCAACATGGACACACCTGGTGATGGCGTAATCGTTGTGTTGGATAAGGCACGAGCCCTTACCGATTCTGACGTACAGTCAGTGCTTCGTAAGCCTGTGTCTGTGGTGGTGCCCATCGACAACGCCATCGTCAAGAAGGTGGATGCCGGTCTGTTCGACAGGCTCCCCACCAAGTTCACCATTGACCCACTAGTAACTAGCTAAGGAGAACCACATGAAGAAGTACAAGTTCAAGTTCCCCGCCACGATCAGCATGACAAGTGAGGACCTCTTCGATCATTTGATCGGGTCAGGCGCCAGTTGTTATCCGTGGTGGCGAACTGTTGACCTGAACGATGAAGGATTCCTCCTGCTTGAAGCAGACAGCGAGACCGACATCGACGGAGTAGAGCCCCCCATCAGCAAAACGTTGACCATCGACGAGGTTGTTGCTGGGATTCAGGCTATGCTTGACGACCCCAAGTGCCCCGAGTCGGTCACGTGGGCGTTTCAAAACGACGACATTGACTCGGACGCAGCGGACGTAATTCTTCAGACGCTGTTGTTCGGTCAGACAATCTTCGCATAGAGTCGGTGGCGTGCTGGCACACGCCAACGAATGGTCTTGTTCGCAAGACCACAACGAGCCGCAATCGTGGCGGCGTCCCAAAACCCGGGGTTCTCATGGCCCTGGTTACCAACCAAGGAGGGTTACTTTGAGAGTAACACTTGAAACCATCACACCGCAGGATGCCGAACGGCTACTGCAGTACAACGCGGGTAATCGCTTCATCCGCAAGAAGCGTGTTGCCCTCTATGCCAAGCAGATGGCCAATGGCCAGTGGCGGGCAACCGGTGAAGCACTCAAGTTCAGTAGTACTGGCCGTCTTCTCGATGGTCAGCACAGACTTCACGCTGTGGTTTTGGCAGGCGTGCCTACCCAGTTCTTGGTCATCCGTGACCTCGATGATGAAGTTTTCAAAGTACTGGACAGCGGGCTTGCCCGTGGTGCTTCGGACGTTGTCCGTTCGCTCGGAGTTGGCAGTCCCAGTGATGCCAGTGCAATCACTCGCATGTACCTAGTGGCTAGCAGTGGGTTGAACCCGGCTAACACGAACGTCATGACGCTTGTGACGAAGACAGACATCGCTTCCTACGTCGAGACCCACAAGGATCTTCTGACGGAGACAACCAGCGTATCGCGCAATACCCGCAATGCTGTGGGTGGGTCCACTACGTCTTGGGGTGCTGCGAGGCTCATGGCTTCCGACACTGTTGGTGTTGCGGAGTTCGACAAGTTTGTTGCCGGAGTTGTCTCTGGCGCTGGCCTTTCGGCTGGCGACCCGAGGTTGGCTTTGCGCAACTGGCTTAGCCGTAACTTCAAGCCGAGTACTTCTGGTGTTACCGCTGCGGTGCACCTCGGTACGTACATGAAGGCATTCGTTGCCTACCTCAACGGGGATCAGATCCACCTGCTCAGGACGTGGGATCCCAAAAAGCCCATGCCCATTCCGGTGGCCACCCCGTCATCGGTCATCTTCACTAGCTGACCATTCACCACGGTGGTGCCCTAGCGGCTAGCTGGGGCACCACCACAATCAAGGAGAACCACCATGACCACAACCATTGAACACAAGTTCCAAGCCTTTGAAAAGGCATACGAAGAGGCATGCGACTGGGATTCAGTCCATTCTCTGTGGTCCATCAGTGCTGAGACGAACGGTCCCGCGTTGGCCGTACACGTCAGTGACTTTGATGAGCCTTATGAAATGGTCGACGCGTTTGTTGACCTCGGAATCGAGGGTCGAGCGATGGTCGTCATGTACGGGTGGGCGGCACCTTACAAGCCAGGCGAAGACGACACACGCCCGTCTCAACACGAAGCCCGTATCAGGGTCAGGTTGTACATCTTCCTTGACCACGGTACGGTGTACACCGCTATGCGTATGCGGGGAGGAGAGTTGGACACCGACATGAGTGATGCTGGTGGTCCTCTCGACGAAGCAATCAAGGAAGCAATCAACAGGAAGAAGAACAAGTGAGTACCAAGATCAACGTCCATGCCAACAACGACAAGGACCGAGTGTCCTTGGAGACGAACACCTATGACCACACCAACGGTTCTGCGATTAGGTTTCACACGATTGAACTGTCGTACGCTGGAATCAACATCGTACTGTTCGTGAATGACGATGAGGCACTCATCGACTCCCTCAACAAGGTCATCGACGGCGCTCAGGCCAAGCTCGATGCCATGTTGTCCGTGGGTGTCTAGTGGCTAGCAACTTCAGTGACGGGGCCTGTTACATAGTGATAGGCCCCGTCACATGGGAAGACACGGGGACCACCGAGCACCATACGATCATTGTCGATCCTTCTTTGGAATACGACATTGACGAGGATGGTGAAGCCTTGTACGTAGCTGAGTCTGCTGGCGAAGTGTTCGACCTAGTAGCCAACATGCACGACAGCCCTAATTTTGGATGGGTTCTCAACGACATTACCTGTGTCAAGTACATGGGAAAGGTCTACGAGGGCGCTGCTGCCTGGAACAAGTTGGAGTCAATCCATTTGGAGGAGATCAATGCCTAACTGGTGTTCTAACTACACAACGGTGTACGGCCCTAAAGATAAGCTTCAAAAGTTTATCGATAAGGTAACACCTGCTTACCCGAAGCTTCATGGAGAGATCTCTTTGAAGCGGTTGATGCCAATGCCTATGGTGCTTCGCAAGCCACCTAAGCATCTGGCTCACAAGTTCTCAAAGTTTCCCATCAGCCAGGAAGAGAAGGAAATAGCTGACGCCAAAGCTGCGGATTACACGGCTCTCTGCATTGAGAAGACTGGGTACTCCGACTGGTACCCATGGGCTGACGTCAACTGGGGTACCAAGTGGGGTGACTGCGAAACCCGTGTACTCACCCCGCTATCACCTCTCAAAGAAGCGGTCGATCTATGGACTGGTGCTAAGGACATCCATTACATCGAGTTTGCCTACGACACGGCGTGGGGACCGTTCTGCACGACGTTTTGGGAAAAGGTGTCAAAGAAATACAAGGGACTTGTGTTTGTTACAAAGTTTCACGAACCTGGCATGGACTTCCTGGGCATCTACGTCACTCGCGATGGTGTTACCAAAGTCTCTATCGAAGAGCGCATCAGTGAAGTTTCTACCGCACCAGATGACGGTGAGTGGAACGAAGAGTTCTGGGCACAGATGTACGACTTCTTAAACAAGCAAGAAGAAATCGGAGTAATGAGAGTTGGCTTATGCCTAAAGTAACCTTGTCGAGTAAGAGGTACATCTACTACACGTATGTTCGTGAGATCATCGTGTTGGCTGTTGCCTCCCGTACATTGATGTACGGAAATCACAACGTGTTTCAAGCACTGGCTTTGCTAGTCACTATCCACAGCATGGCCAAGCTGGTGCTAACAACTGTGTACGCACAGTGGCGTGCAGATAACAACTGGGACACAGAAGTTGATGTGCCTGACGACATCCTGAGGCGGTGACTACATGAGTACCCCAATACCTACGACCACGCTTCTTCCACACCAGGAGGAGGCTGTGGGCTTTGTCCTCGCCAACCAGCATGCTTATCTTGCCCTTGATATGGGCTTAGGTAAGACTGCTGTGGCCATCAGTGTCATCTCTCGTGTAGCTGAGCGTGGCCTTGCGCCAGCATTGGTGGTGGTGCCTCCATCCCTACGCACAACGTGGGTCAAGGAGGTAGCCAAGTTTGCGCCCCACCTGACTACCCATGTCATCAAGGGTATGCAGACTAACCCTCTGCCACTTGCTGACGTGTACATCATTGGTGACTCAGTCATCAGTGAGTGGGTAGACCCCAAGGATCCCAACTCACTGCTAGGTAAGTTCAGGGTGATCGTGGTAGACGAAGCGCATCGAGAGAAGAACTTCAGCGCCAGACGTACCAAGGCGGTCATGCGATTGGCCAACACAGTCAATGGCATACGGCTGCTCATGTCAGGTACCCCAGTACCTAACGGACGCAACCAGGAGATCGGTACTCAGATCGACATCCTTGGTGACAAGGCATGGAAGGCAATCGGCGGTAAGAGTAAGTTCTGGAACTACTACTGCCCTGTAGAGCGTGACGCCAACGGCAAGCTAAACAAGTACGGTAAGCGTGCCAACATCGACTCGCTCGGGCTCCATGAGGCGCTGACGTCTTCGTTCATGCACCGTCGCAAACGTGGTGATGTCCTAAATCTGCCCAACAAGGGTCGCGCACCTTTGTACACCGAGGGTATGGGTAAGGCTGTCGACGACTATCTACTAGCCGAGCGTGACCTTATCTCTTACCTGGCTGGTGAGGGTAAGAACTGGCGTGCGGCTGTACGTAACGAGGCGCTGGTAAAGATCACCACCATGCGCAAGCTCGCTGGTGAGTGCAAGGTCAAAGCCGTTATCGAACATGCCAAAGAGTTCCTTAACGACACAAAGCATAACGACGTACCCCCTGGCCTGTTCATCGTGGCTGAGCATCACAGTGTGATGCAGCCGTTGTTTGAGGGGTTAGAGAGTTACGGTGCTGTCATGTACAACGGTTACATGAAAGACTTCGAGAAAGACGAATCGGTAGAGCTGTTCACCAACGGTGATGCTCGGGTGCTCATCGGGCAGATCAAATCAGTTGGTGTAGGGCTTACCCTGCACGGTGGAGGGAGGAACCACAATGTAATCATCGCACAACTACCTTGGTCGCCTGCGGATCTAACCCAGGCAGAGGACAGGTTGCACCGCATCGGGCAAATATCAGACGTTGATGTCGAGATATGCCTGGCCAGTATTGATGGCACCTGGACTATCGACGAACGCCTGTGGGCGCTTCTTGAACAGAAAGCGTTTTCATCAGGAGAGATCGTCGATGGTAAGGGAGAGTTCTTACTAGACGAACTCCAGGACAGCCTCATCGACACCTACCGCTAGTAGCTAGGAGAAACCATGCCAATCATCAAGTCATCCTCCAAGGGTGAGCAACTCACCACGGTGATCTTCACGGAGCAGGAGATCAAGTCATTGATCCACCTGCTTGCCAGCGGGTCATTCAATGCCGACGACGAAACGTACGACGCAGTCGAGTCTTTGCAAGACATGTTGTACGCATTCGCCATCGACGTTAATTACGTGTGACTTCGGTCACACGTAATTAATTGCAACGACCTACCTTATGCAGATAAGGTGGGGTACACCACCAACAACAACAAGGAGAACCACAATGGTTGCAGCCAAGGCCCTGCACAAGGGCATGTCTGTCATCGTCAACTCGGGACCTTTCAAGGGGCTGACGGCTACTGTCATCAACCCCGAGGTGTTTCCCGACGGACACCCTGACCAGCGCAAGGTTGTTGTCGATATCAATGGCGTTGGGGAAGTCAACATCATCCCCAAGCAGTTGAACATCGGCACCGGCCTTACCCCCACGGTCAGCACGACGACCACCCACGACGAGCCTTACCTCAAGGCGCCCAAGGTGGTTTCGGCCACCACCCCCATCACCTCCCTCGACGACCCGGCACTTGACCGTTGGCGTCCGTCCCGTCCCAACCTGCTCAAGGAGTACGTCAGCCGTACCCTTCCTGACGGCAAGATTGACACCGACGTCATGCTCACTATGTGGCGTGACGCACGTGTCAACGGGTATGCCCCCAACGTTGGGCTTGTCGGTGACACCAGCACCGGTAAGACCATGCTCGTAGAAGTCATGGCCCATCTCGTCGCTAAGGAGATGGGGTTGTCCAAGCCCCTCCCCATCTTCCTGCTCGCGGGTGACAGCGCTATCACTGACCACGACATGTTCGGCCAGTACCGTCCTGACGAGAACGGCGACCTGGTGTGGATGGAAGGCATCGTTGCGCTAGCCGCTAGGCTCGGCGGTATCTTGTACCTTGACGAAATCAATGCCATGCCTGGCAACGTTACGTCAGCCCTCCACCCTCTGTGTGACGACCGACGTCAGTTCGTCAACATCCGTCGCCCAGTCGATGACGGCCACGGTGGCAAGATGGCCGAGGTTGTGTACGCCAGTCGTGACCTGTGGATCATCTCCACTTACAACCCCGGTTATGCAGGTATGTCTCGTACCAACGAGGCTTTCGCTGCCAGGTTTGAATGGTTGCCGTGGGATTACAACGACGACGTTGAGCGTAAGCTCATCAAGTCGCCTGCTATCCGACTGCTTGGCCAGGCACTGCGCAGTGCACGTGACACCCGTGCCATCTCCACTCCGGTGGGTACCTCTGCACTTCAGAGGCTCGAGCGCAACGTCGCACTCTTCGGAGTTGACTTCGCACTCTTCGCCTTTGCTGGGCGCTTTACCTCCAAGTCCGAGAAGGCTGTGGTTGACACCATCATCGAGGATCGTAGTATCCGAGTGATGCTCAACACCGAGGTGTCCTCACCCAAAGAACCAGACACCAACTGATAAGGAGTAACCATGTCAATGTTTGAAGAGGTTATACCTCATAACGACGAAGACATAGATGATGACTCGCTGTCCCCCCAGCTAGCGGGTAGGCAAGTGATGACTCGTAAGGAGCTCATCAACTCTCGGGCCCGTATGCGTAATGCGGTTAACCGTGATGCCAAAGAAGCTGAAGAGCGTGCTCGCAACACTGCCTCGATGCTTCTTTCGTACAACGAGCGTGAGGACTGGTACCGCCAACGTAATGAACGGCGTAACAAATATGAGAGTGTTGCTTACGGCGTAACGAACATGGCCAACAAGGTGTTACAGAGCCTTGATATCAATGTTCCTCTGCGTGTCGATGCTGACCCACACACCCGCAGCTACGGCATCACCGACTACGAGTCAATCGACATAACGCTTCACATTCCGGAAAGCGATATCGATACCGTCAGCAACACAGAAGTGTTGTCCGACCTGGTGTTTAAAGCCAAGGGTATGGTGTACCACGAAGGTGGCCATATCATGTGGACCTACCCCTTTGACAACCTTGTCACGGAGGTTACGGGCATGATCGGTACGGACGGTTGTGCCTCCATCATCAAGTCGGTAATCGGTGAGTACGTAGCTAAGCATGCACCATCATTGCTTAGTGATTACACCGATATGGTGTCTAAGTACTCCATAAGCCATTTCATCACCCGCATGATGTTCCCAGCTTGGGGCGTACTTGAAGACCAACGCATGGAGACTGCCATGTGTTATACCTCACCAATCATGTCTCGGTACTTCACCGAGATTGTGTTGGCATGCGTCATTGATCCGCAACACCCAGGTACTGCCTGGCCATGGGTTGCTGGGCGCACCTACTTGCCGAGCAACATCCGTCAACTTCTCAGAGAATTGGCTGAGACTAACGGGTTCAGCCAAGTCATCGACGACATAAACGAGCAAGTGTTCAAGTACCGTAAGTCAAACGATGTACTTGAGATGTTCGAATGTGTAGTTCGTATGTCTGAACTCATGTACATTTGGTATCAGGGGTGCCCTAGTGAAACCAAGCAGCCCCGCAACGAGCACGGTAGTAAGTCTGGTAGTGGTGGTGCTAAACAGTTGCCTGTTGTACCTAACCCATATGAACACGATATGGAGCAGCCCAACAAGGTCAAGGGTAGCCAATCCCCCAGCGAAGGCCAGGGAGAGGAACAGGACAAGGGCGAGGGTGACCCCCAATCCAGTGGTCCATCAACTTCCGGTGACCTAGCCAGTCAGTACGGCAAGCTTGCTGACAACGAGCGTGCCAAGCAGGCCAACGCTACACGCAAAGACGAGGTTGACTCAGTGGCGTCTGATATCAACAAGCATCGCAATGCTGATATCAAACCGTATGCTAACCCATACGCAATGTCATCCGATGAGGTAGAGAAGACCAAGGTTGTGGCTAACGGTATGATCTCGGTGCTTGAGTCGCTTCACTCACAGGTTGACCCCAGCTGGAGGTTCTACCAAGAGCATGGTGTGCTTGACCCCGTAGCGTTCAGCATGGCTGAGCCCGGTGATGACCGTTACTGGTCAGGCCTCGACGATATCGGTGCTAATGGGCATAACCTTGCGGTGTCGATCTTGTTGGACGTATCGGGTTCCATGGGTGGCCATGCTGAGGAACTGTCTATATCAGCTATGGGTATTCGCAAGGCTTGTGAGTACTTCTCCATCCCGTGTACTATCACTACGTTCAGCGACTTAGCTAGGATGTTTGTTGAGGGAGACACCGAAGAGGCGGACTTCATATCCATCTCCGTGGGCGGTGGCACTAACGTGTATGGTGCCATCAGTAAAATGCCTGACCAAACATACGGCAAGCAGAACCACTTAGTGCTCATCTTGACTGACGGCGAATGGTCTGATGTCGAGGACATCCGACCGTGGGTTGACAACAACAAGTACATCATCTTGGTTGGCTTTAGGATGTACGACCAAGCAATCAACAAGATGCGCAAGAAGGGTGCCAACGAGGTGATCAACATCAACGAACTCAGTAAGCTTCCTCAGCTTATGACTAGTGCGCTAGCTGGGTTCATGGCCAAATGATCATCGTAAGCAGTAACACAACAGAAAGGGATATCATCATGAATGATTCACTAGAAGACACCGCCAGGGAATACCTTGGTGTTAAGCGGGCAATCGACGACTTGACCGAGAGGCTCAAGGGCCTTGATAAGTCCATCAAGCAGATGATGGTCGATCAAGACCTCAAGAAGCTCAGCCTCGATGGTAAGTCAATTAGCCTTGTGCAGTACCCACAACGATCCTTCAAGATCGACGAGCTGCGTAAGCTGATCTCGGCTTCTACCTTCAACTTGGTAACGGAGCCCAAAGTATCCACAGAGATGTTCGACTCAGCAGTCAATGTTGGCAAGATCTCTCAAGAAGTTGCTGACCAAGTCACCGTCAAGACTCCGGTGGCTCAACTCAGGGTCAAGTAACAAGGCGTAAGGGCAAGATAACCGACCTCCCGCCTCTCACTCCTTTCTGAGGTGGAGCTTGCCCTCCCCTGGCCGAGTGACGCACAATGCCTCTGTAGGGTTTGTTGCGCCTGCAAGTCATAGTGCTACAGCACTTGGCCAGGGGTGAGTTCGGTTAGACTGAAGCACAGCGCAATCGTGGCGCTGTCCAAAGGAGGGTCTATGAGCCTGTGTCGTGGTCCGGTGTGTAACCGCAAAGTCGTATCAAAAGGGTTATGCGCTGCTCACTATAAGCAAATGCAACGAGATGGCGTGTTGCACGTCATCGAAGATTCCAAGCTGCCAGAAGATAAGTTCTGGAAGAACATAAAAAAGACAGACGATGGGTGTTGGCTGTGGACAGGGCCTGTGGATAAGGGTTATGGCCGCATGTACGTGGGCAATAAGGCGTACCAAGTACACCGCTGGTCATATGAACAGCATAAGCACGTAAGCCTTACCAAGGCAGAGACATTAGATCACCTATGCCGTAACACTACGTGCTGTAACCCAGAGCATCTCGAGAAGGTGTCGTTGATCGAGAACATCGAGAGGCAGCACCTGTACCACGCCCTTAACGCGGAGATCAAACGCCTAAGGGATTTCCTAACCGATATCGGATACAACCCCGACACCTTACAAAAGGAGATGTAATGACCGAAGTAATCCATCCGCACAAGCTCGATGAGTTTGACGACACTGAAGTGCAGGAGTACCTGCGTAACCCAAACAAATGCCCTTACTGCCGTAGTACGCACATCTGTAGGACCGGAGCTGACTGGGAGGAAGTTGACTTCGTTACCCACGTAATCAGGTGCTATGACTGCGAGCACCGGTGGGCCGAGGTATATAACCTCGTAGCTATCGAGCCCTACGGGGAAGACCCCTGCGACGACGAACCGTTCTGACAACAACAAGGAGAACCACCATGAACACCAGACATTACTCACACCTTGACCACCTGATTGGCAAACGTGTGCGGCTTCAATATACAAATGACCCTTACACTGATTTGAAACAAGGTGATGAGGGGGTTGTCCAATTCATTGACGACCTTGGTACCGTTCACGTCAAGTGGGACAACGGTAGTTCAATGGGGCTTATCACCTCTGAAGGTGACCGGTTTGTTGTACTAAAAGAGGAGGAATGATGTTTAGGTACCACGACGATGAGGATTACTACGACCGCCCAGACCCGGTGTATGCCCGTGGCTGTAGATGTAACAGCCTGTCAGAAGAGCCGTGTAGCTACTGTCAGGGTGACTACACATGCCCTGGTGGGTGTGGACACTCAGCAGGTGACTGCCAGTGTCCCCCAGTATGGGACGATCTTTCTGAAGAAGACCAGATGAAAAGAATCAAAGAGGCATTTGAGTATCTGTGTGACCGTGGCGAAGTGCCTTACGGGATCATGGTTGGAGACGATGGTACTTGGGACACTTACGACCCGGCTATCGAGTTGGCCGAAGAATGGTATGACCACGAAAGGGTAGGGTAACAGTGCAAACGTTTGTGCCTTATGGCCCTAACTTCCTAGCTAACGCTCAATGCTTGGATAACAAACGACTGGGTAAGCAGCGAGTCGAGTGCCTGCAGATCCTTAACGCACTCACCGACCCTGCCGCCAAGGGTTGGCGCAACCACCCTGCCACACGCATGTGGGATGGTCATATCCCAGCTCTTGTGCTGTACGGTCGTGCCATGTGCGCTGAATGGACACGTAAAGGGTATAAGGATACGTGCGCTGACAAGATGCTTCAGCGTGCGGCTGATATGTGCATCGATCTGGAGTACCCCGTGTTGCCCAGTTGGTTATCGGATTACGAAGTAATGGAATCCCATAGGTCCAATTTAATTAGAAAGCTGCCAGACCACTACGGACTGATGTGGCCGGGTCTCAGGGATGACTTGCCTTACAAGTGGCCTGTCTAAGCTAGCACTAGCTCTCTGATACGAGCCTTACCCCAACCATCCGTCTCAGTCCATATGGCGGTGTTAACCCCGTGCTCAGCTAGTAGCTCCTGGCATGCCTCGCACGGCTTGGCCAATCCGATAAGACCGCTCCTTGTTATCCTGGCAATGTAGATTGTAGACCCTTGGGCGTCTCCTGCCTTACGCAGTGCTACTTGCTCAGCGTGGTACGAAACACCACCAGGTTCGACTTGTGCTGGGTCATTACGGTACCGATTGAAACCGGTGCTAAGGACACGCCCACCACCAACAAGCACGGCCCCCACACGCCACTTATCGTGGGGGGCCATCAGTGCTTGTTGTGCAGCGACGTTTATCCAGCGAAGATCAGACGTACTGATTTTGGGCATCAGCAATCAGTTCCTCAGACTTTTCGATAGAGATACCGAGGTGGGTTGCTAGATCACTGACGATGCCTCTGGATGGAATCTTTTTAAAAGCGTTGAACTGCTTAAGGCATTTGATAACCACAGTTACCGGCATGCGACAATCAAGATTGTTGGTGTCCATGTTTCTGCGCTCCCTTGGAGCCAGGCCGCCGTATACACCGTGGTGTAGCCCATTCTCTATAGCAAAAGTCAAACACTCTTTGCGCACCGTGCATTTAGAGCAAATCAATTTTGATTCGTTAACACAGGCTTGCATTAAGTGGGCTTCTTCTTTGGAAGGGAAAAAACATGAGGCCCCATGGCCCTTGCACGCAGCTTTCTGTCTCCACTTGTCGTCTCCCCATGAACGAAGTTGGGGAAGGTCTACCGACTTTTCAATGAGTTGTTCAGATGTGTTCATGTTGTGGTGAATCCTACAAGTTATTAATGATGTCTACAATTCGTTCAAGGCCAAAGCGAACGTCCCTTACGGCTACGGCCTCGCGGTTGAAGGCCCCCTCCTCAGCACGGATGCGAGGGTTCCTGAGCTCTTCGATATGCCTAATCCATTTGATTGGCTTCTTGGCGATACGCCCAACACCCAGGGTGAAGTACAGATCCATGTACGAGTCGAGGTTCTGAGCAATGAATGGGATACCGCTGGCGGCGTATTCCAACCCCTTGATATCGGACTTGGCCCGATTGAAAGGGATATTGGTGAGAGGTACGATACCAATGTCCATGGTCAACAGCTTCGGGTAGTGCTCAGCAGTGCACACCGGAGCGGTAACCACTTCGCTGTCTTTCATACCGAGCTTGCCGGCAAAGCTTGGGGCGTTGACAATGTGTCCACCGTGGTAGAGGGCAATCCGTCCATCACGAACCATTGGTGGAAGGATCCCTTTCATTGTCTCAATGTCCTTACTGCGGTGGAGGGTGCTACCAACCCACCCGACCACAGGTACGTCTGAGTCGTTGTGCTCTTTTACGTTGAACCTTTCAAGATCAATGGTGTTAAGAGACACCACAGTCTTGGTGTTGAGCATCTCATCCATACGCATAGCTAGGTACGGAGTACTGCAGATGAGTAGGTCGGACTTGGCCAACGTCGCCTTGTAATGGTTGATGTTCTCAATAAGGTTTGTCTTAGGGTTGTTTACGTGGTAAGCGTAGTTGTCCGTCGACAGACCCCAGTACCAATCATCAACATCATTGATGATCTTCTGACCATAAGCCTTGGCGGCAACGACGTTGTCGGCAATGCCCTTATGCATGAGGCGTTGCATGATGATGACATCGGGGTCATACATCTCACCAGTTTGATCTTGGATGGAGAAGTGTGTCCGGTTCCAAACAAGCACACCGACAGCAGTAGCCATCGGTAGACGTGTTACGAACTGACCAAGCCGGGCCCATCCAGACCCGCCCCAGTGCTCCTTGCCGTCAGGAGCCTTGCTCGGGGGAAGCCAATCCCCTGACGCTATTCCTAGTAGCACCCTTTACCTCCGATACGAACGTCATGACATTGGTCTTTCTACCACCTACCCCACAACGGTGAAGTGGGGGTTGTGTCATTGGGACAAACACCTCCACCTCACCGTTGCATTTGGGGCACCGATAGTGCCCCGGCGGGTAAGTTTCTTTGGTCACGACGTAGCTTCGGCCTTGGGACGGCGCCTGGTCCAGGTCTTGGCAAACTCGCGAATCTGCTCAAGGTCCCACAGGGGGGTTGCAGCTAGCGTTAGTACGGGCTGGGGGAAGTCCTTACGCTTACGAAGCGCATGGATCTGCTGCTTAGGGCAACCAAGCAAGTTGGCTACCTCGGCTGTTCCTCCAATGTTTGTGATGTCCATTTTGGTCTCCTTATGGTGTACACATTACGTGTGGCTATATGTTACACGTGGCGGTGCCTCAGTGCAACTACTACTTACACTTTCTTGTCCAGGGCTGGAACCCGCACCCACGGTGGGCGTCGAACCAGATGTACATCTCCCAGGCCCAGGCAAAGTTGTAATAGGGGTCATTGACGTACCGCCAATCTCCGTACTTGTCCTGAATCTCGTTGTGCCATACCTGGTTGATTTGGAGCGGTCCCGAATCGTGACCGTTCCACCTGGGGTGACCCTCGATGATGTTTAGACATCGAGACTCATTCCAAGCCTCGTCAAGGACGTCCACTAGGAGTTCCTGAGGCCAGCCAGCCGCAACGGCAATCGGTGCAAGTTCTTCACACTTAGTGCCGGGAGGCACCAGTGTGGTTGTCGGCACCGGAGCCACCGTTGTGGTGGTTGTGGTTGATGTGGTTGTAACTATCGGTGGTTCAGTTGTTGTGGTTGTAGGAACCGGAGCTTGAGTTGTGGGGATGGCTTTTTGTGTGCTCACTTGTCCGCTGCAGCCGACGAGTACGACGGCCGCAATCGTTAGGGTAAGTTTACGCAATAGTCTTCTCCTTGATAGGGGATAAGGAAAAGCCCTACTCGTAGGGGTAGGGCTTCCTTCTAGTTTACCACTGCGTTACGGAAAAGTCCTACCAGATCAACCAATTAGGTCGAAGAGCAGGACTTTTATGTCAAACGTACTACCTTGGTTTGGTATTTTATTGATGTCAACAGGTGTTGGCTTGGGGGGTCTATCGCATTGTCCACAGTCGCACCCACGTCGATACGACTCAGTGGTTCCGTGTACGATCTTGGCCGTGCCTTTGCGTTCTTGCGGAGTGAGCCCACCCCACATACCCCACACTTCGTTGGTGCCGTACGTAGCACACCTGCGCCACACGGGGCATGAATGGCAGACCAGTTTTCCTACGGCGTAGTAGTCGCTAGGGGATGGAGCGTCTAGGGGCGGGTACCACAAGTCGTGGTGTTTTCCACGACACAGAGCCTCATCTAGCCAATCCATCTATTAGTAGCGCCCACCCTCTACTTCTCGACGGAACAAGCACAAGGCGATTACAGAGTAAGTAGCGATATCGAGAAGGCTGTCTTCGATGCCTTCGTTCTGGAGGGTGGAGCCCTTAGCAGCTGACTGTAAGCGAACGACCTTATCATTAGCCCGCATCATTGCACCGATCCATGGACTAACGCCCCAATCCTTTGATGCACTAACGTTTGCAAAGAAGTCCTCGTCAGTACCGTAGTCAGCACCCTTACGACGGTGCATAGCAAGAACTTCTTCGATAACCGCTTCGAACTCGGGGTCACCATGAATGTGGGGCATCGTCTTCACTTTCAATTAATGTATCTAATACACGGACTAACGCTAGAGGACCAACAGTCAGAACAAGGAAGAACCCAAAAGCTTGTGGGATGGACCACCCACTTCCCTTGTTTGACAAGGCGTCTAAGAGAGTCGCAAAGACGGCGATCAGAATAGCCGCTGCTGCTCGTCGTCGTTCACGATATACCTCGGTGTTGCGCATGCGTCGCACCTGCTGTCCTCCATTCTTCGTAGCTCGGTTTCCAATGCTTTGATCTTCTTGTTAAGAAGCTTGATCTCATGATTAAGAACGTTAATCATGGCTTGTTTAGAAGCGTCGAAGTCCATCAGATGGCGTTAGGTACTTGGCTGTTGTAAGCGTATAGGTAGCTGCGGAGAGCGTTGCTGATCCATGAAGAGGCGACTTCCTTGTAGAAGTAGTCCACAACATCTTCGGGGAGCTCGATCTCTTCGCCGTTAATCACCACAACCATGGAAGAACGTAGGCGATAATGGTTTGCCTCGTCGGCCAAATGGGTGATCATGGCAGAGGCTTCCGCCAAGGTGGCTGTTACGTCTGCGATGGAAACCCCGACAGTATTACTTTGTAGATCTTCAGCCAGGTTTTTAATGTGGCTAGCAAACCCGTAGTAGTCCGTGTTCATATGTTCTCCTTTTTGTCAATCCTATAGCGATTGTTACTGCTCGTCAATGTTTATTACATCGGCTATGAACTGGTCGGTCATAGACCGATCCAACCCTCCACCGGGTAGTTGTCGGGAAACCTCTCCGGCCTTGGCTCCAAACAACCTAGACAAGACACCGGCGTTACCACGGGCCTCAACTTCCATGCGGATGACGTCTCGATTGTCAGAGATGTTCTTGAACTTGTCGACCAGCGAGAAAAGCCTGTCCATTTCTGACGACAGGGCCGGGTCCAGCCCCTGACCCTCCAGCTCTTCAGCAAACCTGGCAAACAAAACACGGCTGGCTTGCATCTCAATCATGGCCTGTAGTACTGCTTGTAGTTGATCCTTGGTGCGTATCTCTACAGGCAGTTTGAAGCCACAATCGGAATGTTCGCGGAATGCAGGACAACGGGCCGCCAGGTAGCAACTATCACACTGTCGCAGTGGGTTCGATTGATACCGGATTACAGGGGTCTCTTCAGGGCTGATTTCAATGTATTCCCCCTGCTCAGACTCACTTTGTGTACCCATTGAAAGGATGCTCTCAATGCCCATAACCGGTAGTAATACACGGTCACTGTCGTGCCGCTTTTCTAGTTGACCGGTAGCAATAGTTGGTGGCCTCGACACCGCTTTAGGTGGGGTAACCGTTTCATGGGGTATATCAACTATCTCCCCACTTTCACTGTTTACGAACTCCTCTTCATCACCAATCTCTTGGGGGTCATAGGCCCCAAAAGACTTGGTCTCCCATGCCATCCAAGAACGAATCGCCAGGGTGCCTAATGCACTCACATCGTCTTCCATGACGGCCTCGTAGTCGACCCCCAAACGGAGGATGTCTGGGCGGTGCTTTTTACGTGACGACTCTTTTTGCTGGGCCGGGTAACGGCGTAGTCCGTGCCCGTCCCATACCTGGGTTTCGCCGTAGCGGATAGTAGATGTCCAAGAACCGACGACCACGGCGTCCCATGGGAGAGCTTCAATGATGTCTGGCTTGCTGGTGAGCCCAATTAGGTTGGCGTTCCACCGCTGTGACAGCGACCGGATTCTGGGGGTGGTCTTAGATGTGACGGCCTTGTCCGAGATGGCGGCACGCCCATACCTCTGGCATAGCCAGGCTAATCGTTCCAGATCGTCGTTGTCCGACCATAGGGGGATGTACTTATCCCCCATCCAGTCACCGTCATACCCTGGGCGTCCTACAACGTATGTCAGGTCGTCGATGTGCTGGCGTACAAAGTCGGTGTAACGGTTTTCGTCCTCGTCATTTTCAGACGTGTACAAAAGAACCTCAGCGTTGTTGAACACCGTGGGGATGTGAAACTCTTTGATCTTGGGGATCGGTAGATGGGTAAGGTTTACAGCCATATGCTTTACGTTGTTAGCGATAAGCATGTTTCTGTGGGCGCCCTTTTCGGCACCGCCTAGGAATACTCTCACTCGTCTCTCCAAGTCCGTTCAGCGGCCTTGAGGGCCTGGGTATCCATCTCGTCTACCAGGTTTCCCCACTCCTTGATCTTCCTACCGGAATCCCATTCCGGGCGCACGATGTATGGTGCGGCCACCAAAAGGGTAGGGATACCAAGCTTTAGGGTCTCAGCGCATACCCGTGGGTCGTTATCAATGTACCACTCAATGCGACCGGCAGCGGAACCGAGGCGGTGCACAGTCTCCGCCTTGAGCACCGGGTCCACGTGGTCGACGAAGTCAATCATTGATGCCTTGAACTGCTCTCGTTTGAGCCAGTCCGTGAACAACGCTCGATCATATTGCTCGTTACAGACAAGGAGAATCCGGCCCATGTACTTATCGAACATGGCCCCCCAAATGGCTCTGCCATTTGTATCAGGTTGCCTAGTGACTAGCGAGTCCGCAGGGCGGGCCAGCACGTCAAAGTTAAATACGATCACCCGTCATACATCCCTTTGGCCTTGCGGGCCTGATGGATTACGAAGGCAGACGCTGGGCAGTAATGGCAAAGGTACTGTTGGCTCTCTTTAGGTACGCCAAACGTGCGACCAATCGACTTTGACGAGTCCTCGTAGTCTGGACACATCCCAGAGGGGCGATTGTGCTTATTGAAGCACCGCAGGGCGTCTACCTTGAGATCGTCACGGAGTTCACGTACTTCCCACTCATTCTTGAGAAGCTCTTTTTGAACTGCTGTTTCATCGCCAAGCTTCTCCCAGGTATCTTCGTCAACGCGGAAGATTAGAGAACTATGGGCATCAGGATTGGGGTCCTTAGACTGACCGAGGTGCCTTTTGATGAGCTCTTGTAGCTCCATGTCATAGTCAGGCTGACCTTCGTAGTCACGCATCTTGTACATTGTGCCGCATGAGCGGCAGGCCAAAAGCCTGGGCATGTTGTGCTCCTAGTGAGGGTTGTCAGTCCTCAGCGTAGCCGCTTTCGTACTCGTGGTCAAGCACCTTTGGTGTTACACCCTGGAGAAAATCAGTTACGTTGTACTGGGCTTGAAGCTGACCGGAGCGAACCATTACGTTAGGGTCTTTGTCGAGCTCTCCACCGCGTCCTGGGGTGAGGCTCTTCAAGCGCCCGTCGTTTAGGCCTGAATGAAGATCGTTATTCATTGAGCGTGAGTTGTTAACGGCCATAATCATTTCTTCTTTCTAGAGGTGGACCTGCGAGTGGGCTGCTTGGCAGGGGTTGGTGGTACAAAGTCGTCTGGCATTCCTGTTACTCGGGCCTGAGCACTGCCGGGCTTAGGGACCGTAGGTAACCCTTTGCGGTAATCTAGGTCAGGGTCAAACGGGGTGTTAGATGGGTTATCTCCTGTGAGCGGGCTATCTAGCATCTTGATGACCCATGCAGCGGCTTGGGACACACCACCAGCACCAAGGTTGGGGTTCTTTTCTGTGGTGCGTGGGTCACTAAACGGTTCGGGGATGTCGAGCATCCCTAGAGCTTCCCCGTGCTTTGGTTCGTGGGGTTTACCATGGAACATATCTCGTCCAACAATCGCGATAAAGTTAGCCCTACCACGACGAGCACCAGCGGTACGCGTGGCTGCCTCTGCCTGAGCGGCCTGAGCCTCTCGGGCGAGCGTTTCTTGTTGGGCCCTTTGCTTCTTTTTAAACCGCCAATCCACGGTTGCTCCTATCGCTGAACCGGCTAATGAACCTAACGTGTTAGATACATTGGCAAGTGTAGCCCAGTTGTGTCCACCGGGGTTGGACCTCCCGCCTCCACCGTAGGACTCAAGACCTGCTGAGCCAGACCCCATCCAACGCCCAGCGGGTGACGACGTCGCACCGCCCCTGCCTTGGATTCCTTCGGCCAACCCAGAGTTATCGGTTAGAAGTCCGTACCGTCCGTAATCAAAGAAGCGGGGATCGCTGCCTGCCACGTGGCGCATACGTACATCCCAGCCACTTTGAAGGCCAGTTGCTGACATCTGTGTCTTTGGTGCATCAGCCATGATTAGGCGCTCCACAAACTATTCATTGAGTACCGACCTGAACCGGAGAACGAACCGTCCTCGAAGGCTTCGTGCATAACGGGCATGCCAGATATCCATGACCTGTAAGACGGTGCTCCATACCTGCTCATGTTTAGGACACTGAAGATGTCGGGCGACTGCTTGGCGAATCCATTGCGCTTTGGGAAGAGCTGCTGGGGTACGACAGGGCGTGTTTTCCTAATGGTCTCCGGGTCGCTAATCGCGCTCTGGAGAGCCAGGTCAACAAGCATCTCTTGTCGGGTAGCCCAGGGCTTCGCCATCAGTAGTCTTTCTTTACCTGCAGGGTAGGTCGCTCTTTTTTGCCGCCAAATACTTGGTGTACACGAGCAGCAATGGCGTCACCCATCGAACCGATTGCCTCCCCAGCCTGTTGCCCAGCAAGGGCTTCACGGCTAACTGGAATACGGGATCCTGGGACAATGGGCTTTCCATTTGCCCATAGACCACGGTTACGTGGAGCTGCCATTGTAGTTACCTCGTCTCTCTAATCAGTCGTAAACGCCAAACATACCCTTTGCTGAGGGCATGAAGCGTGGGCCATTACGTTTTGCTGCTTTAGCTGGTTTTCCTAGACTTGCCAATTTTTGACCGGCGGCCTCTGTTTCAGCAGTCCTGTTATTCATAGGGGAGAACGGATCAGAAAAACTGCTGACGTCGTTGCCGTATACCCCAGTCCAATTGCCTTGCTGACCTTGCTGTACCTGTCGGATTGACTCAATGTTTTTACGTGCTGAACGTGGTGATGTGATACCGTGAGCCTTGGCTGTCTCCATATCACCAGCGGTTAGTTGTGGCCGTTTGTTACGGCCAAGGATACTGCGCATGAACTTAGCCATTACTTTCCTCTTTTCTTGGTAACTCGATCACTTAGGTGGTCTTGATGGTCTTGCAGGTTGGTTTTCATTACCCTTACCTTTAAAGGGCACATTTTTTAGTGGCTTAGACGTATCAACACGCTCTTTAGAATCCCTTGCTGGTACTGTCGAAGAACCGGATGCCTTACCTTTTTTATCAAAGGATACTTTGCCCCTGTCTACTGCCTCGGGGGTCATGTTACGGTAAGCAAGTTCGTTGTGGATATCCTTCATCTTTTTATTGTCTGCATAACCCATTTTGTCTTGGTGTGAAGGGTCATTCTTTGCTCTCTTGTAATGGTCAATCAACTGGCGGTCGTCCATTGCGTTCAAGTCAGCTTTTGAGTAGCGGTCAACACTTGCATCAACGTTTCCGTTTGCGAGACGCTTAACTGAATCTTTTGCGGGTGCTGGCTTTGACGAAGAACCTTTGCTGGTTGTTTCAGGTGGGCGGGTAGTACGACGAGGGGGCGATGCCGGTGGCCTCTTTTCGTCTTTCTTAACTTCTGCTTTTGCTTTACTATTCTTTTTAAACATAATGATTACCCTTTCTTTTTATCCCTTTTCTTAATAGCGGCGTTAGCCGCTTTAACGGCTTTAGCATCGTCTCCTGTAGATTTTAGCACTTTGTTGGCGACCGTTGCCCACTGCTTCTTTTCAGCTGGGGTGTCAGCCTTTTTGTTTTTCTTAGATGCATCTGATGGTTTCCAGGGCATTGTTACCTCCAGGGCGGGGCCAGGGTCTTTAGTTTTGCCTGACGCTGGCGGTCAATCATTTCCTGTTGTGGGCGCTCGAGTCCTCGGGGGATACCTCGAGGACCGACCTTCCCATCGTTGGTAAGGCGCACTGGTTCAGCACCAGGTGGTGCAAACTTCTGACCAACTGACTGTAGCTGTAACCCTGTGTATAGATTAAACTCATCTGGCCAAATGTAATCACCTTGGTTGATCCGCTCACCTTTATGCACACCACGGCTATATGGACGGGTGTTGGTTCGGGCAACAGCGTTAAGGAGTTTGTCTTGTCGACGGTTGGACGACATGGTGCCCAAGTACCCGTCTGGATACTGGGCATCTGGGCTAGCTCCGAAGGCAGCCAGGCGAGCGTCCTTAGCGTTACGGAATACCGGGGCCGGACCTAGAGCGGCTTGGGTGTCATTGGCATACGGGTCGTAACCACCACCCCAGTCACTAAAGGTCTGTTGGTTAGCGGGCATTAATCCTCTTTAAGGCCAAAGCGAACCTGTTCGCGCTTCTTGGATTTGCTTTCCCGGACGATCTCTTCCTCGTACCAGTCGTCATATTGGTCGTCGTAATCTGGGCTGTTGGCTAGGTTACGAAGTTCGCTTTGTGTCTTGTTACGCATGGTCCTTACTTGTTGTTAATCACCCTACGTCGGTGCTGGTTTCTACTGCCTATTGACCGAACTGAATACTGTTAAGTTGGTTAATACCCATTCCACGGCGCTTGGCAACACCACTAGCGCGTACCGTTACATCGGTATCAGATTCGCTGAGCTGAGGAGCTTGAGGTGTGCCACCTTGTGGTGCCCCACGACGAGCCATACCTAGCGACCCTACTGATACACGGCGTGCCATATCACTCATACTCTCACCTTCTAGTGGCATGCGGGCAAATGCACCTGAACGCTTTCCTGCAACGAGGGCGTCAGCACGGCGGATGTTCTCCATACGCTGTTCTTGTGACTGTTCTTGTGGGGCTGGGGTGGATGTTGGTATAGGAGAAGCGAGAGTTGAAGCTTGAGATGTGTACCCAGCAGATCTATTAAACTGAATGTCGTTAACGTTTTTAAAGTAGGGGTTGCCAGTTGGGTTGACCTCTTTAAAGTAGGGGCCGCCGGTTGGTTTGTCCTCATCTTTAGGTGGCGTTGTGGGGATACTAACTACATATCGTTTGTTGAAATCTGCGTCACTGGAAGGCTTTAACAAGGCTCCGGTGATTGACCTAGCTGGGATACCAGTTTGGTCTACTTCAAACTGTTCAACGTCAGCACCGAGCATACGGCTTGTTACCGCTTCTGCGTCTCCAGTCAACATTGCCCTGTTTGGACCAGTGGCCCCTCCCATTTTGGCTCCAAGAGCATACGGGTCCATTTCATGAGCGGCCACAAACCCTGCGGTGTCATAGTCCGTCTCGGCGTTGGGGCCCTCACGTAGTGATTTGTAAGCTTGACGTGGGGCTTCGTCCTCAGCAATCCGCTTAGCCACGGCCTTACGTGACCTAGCTTGTTCGGCCTTGCTTGGAGCCTTGGGCATACCCTTTTGCCTTTCGGCCTTCTTGGTTGCTTCAAGGTCAGCGTCACGCTTAGCCAGATCCTCAGGAGAAAGGATCGTGCGCTTAGGGATTAGGTACGTGGACAACCGGTCGGCGTAAGCTGGTACTTCTTCACCAGCTTTTTGAGGGAACATTTCAACAAGCTCGTCAGCAGTTGGGATGTTGGTCCTAACGTTGACTGTGCCTCCGCCAGCTTTTGGAACCCTGGTCATCTGACCTTTTACAGAGGTGGAGGTGCCACGCCTTTCCCGGAGAATGTTTAGATCTTCACCCGAGGTTGTTACAGCTTCAGTTCCCTCGGTAATTACATCTTCCTTACGCTTACGGAGTTCGTCTGCTGCGGCAAGACGGCGAGCTGCGTCCATCCGACTTATTCCCTGTTGCTTAGCGAGTTCGGCAACATCGGAACCAAACTCATCTACGTTGGTCTGCTCCATGACAGTTGGCCCAGGTAGTGGGTCTTTTCTCTTGCTTGGGCGTCGACCAGTGAATGAAGCTGGCTTGCCTTTCTTGAGAATCGCAGCCTGAATTTCCCTTACCTTTTGCTCTCCTTCCAGGCCCGACACATCACGGACTGGGATCTGTGGAGAATTGGTATACGGGGTGTACTCAGGATCCATCGGATCGCGAACTTCTTTTAGGGGATTGACCAATTCAAAAGCGCCTGAATCGGTCTGGGTTACTTGTGTAGCGGGGTTAGCCGTGTCTGCTGGTTTGGGTTGGCCTGTTTGCCGGTCAGTTCCAACATCCCAAGAACCAACAACTGCGCCTAGGGCGGTGCCACCTACTCGACGAGTAATGGCGTCAGCACCCTTTAGTAGGGCACCACCTGAACGGGAGCCGGGACCAATGATTCCGCCTAGCTGGTTGTCTCTCAAAAACTTCTGCAGTTGAGGAGGCATGCCACTGGGGTTAGCCGCTCCAGTAGCTGCGGTGTCCCCCGAAGCTGCGCGGTTAATGCGCATACGCCTTGGACCAGACGGGCGCCCGGGTACAGGAGTTACTTCGGGCTGTAGGTCGCTAGCGCCAGTTACGTCTGCCAATGACATCGTGGAAACGCCGTCCCTAGATGCCATCGGACGATTAGCTGCGTTGCTAGAGCGGATAACACGACCTGGTGTGGGGGGTGTTACTGCACGTTGTTCTACTTGAGCAGTGGGTGCGCTTCCCTCGACGGGGATGGTCATTGATTCTGGGCTACCGCTTTCTAACCCAAGATCTTTATTGGTGCGGGCAACTAGTTCATTGAAGGTTCCGACCATACGTCGGACTTTGTTTTCTTCGCGGGCCTCTCGTGCTTGCGGAGTAGATGTAATAGCCGAAACACCTAGGTCTTTACCGGAATCTTTAGTAGTTAGAGCTTGCGGCTGAACAAATGGGCGCTGGGGTTTTCCGGAGCGTGTTTCTCCAGACCAAAACCGCTGTTCTGCAACTAGTTCTCCCACGGTCTTTGCACGTGGAATGGCTGTACTCCTACGTGAAGATGTGGGGGCAGCAGGTTGTGCTGATCGTGCTGGACTTG